TTAGGAACTTTGCGTATGATGGCATTGAAACCGAGTAATCCAATGGACCTTTTGAAACAACTTTTGTATTGTTCAATAGATATCCAGATGCAACCATGTTGCTGGTGTACGATCCTTTTGTTACTTTCTTAGGTTTCCATCCCGTCTGAGTTTTAGCCCATTTAACACGCAACGATGTGCGCTTCCGCTTTCGCCTCATTGCACTCTGCAACGCTTCCTTAAAAGCGATTGCCATACGCTCTAGTTGAGCATCTGTCTTGGGTAGATTAACACCAGCCATCAGTTACGATTGGGTTAAGGATTATCAATGTAATTTCCCCAGTATACCCAGTAAGAACCGCATCCAAATCCTCGGCAAAAGGACTTAGTGTGTACGGCTTTTCAATCTGCAAAGTGTTGTACAATGCTTGTTCCATGTACTCCATTTGTTTTACTAGACGGATATAGATTTCCTGCAACACAAAGGCGTAGTTCGCATTTTCGGTATAGCCGTACTCCTCGAATAATTCTGCATTCGTCATTCCTTGAAAATCGTTTGAGTAATGGATATTCTGGTCGGCTACCATAATTGAATAAGTAAGCCTTGCCGTACTAGTATCTACATCGATTCTGGTTAATGTGATATGCAATAAAGGGAAAACCGTAATCGCTTTAAAATCGTATTCGGTCATGCCACCATGTGAATATTGTGCATCCATCCTAGATGCCACTTGTTTCCAATAGTAATTACCAGTTCCTATGTGATTTTTAGTTATGTTCATTTTCGTTTGATTGCTTTCTCTTGGACTTTTTGCCAGTCAATTTTATAACTTGTAAAGATAAGGGCTTGATGTAAAGTAAGTTCCGATATAGGCTCAAGTTTGAGAGGGTCTCCATTACATAAACCGATAAGCCATCCAGACCAGCCCCATTTGTTATTAAATGACTGAAGGCTTGTTTCAAACCCCCATCCCTCCGTTTTTTCGGTGCTTTCTCGTTCTTCTTTGGTTCCAAAAATTTCTGGATATAACTCAATAATTCTGTCCCGATATCGCAAAAAAAAAGATGTGCACCTAACGCAATAGTAACTGGCATCTCCTTAAAGGCTTCATTTAACGAGCCTTTGTATGGCTCTATTTGATAATGGTCATACGGATGTTCCTCAATAATCGGTCTATATAGTACGCTCATGACCTTCCACAGATTTTTCCTGCTCGTTTGGAATGTCTCTAAATCGACAAATTCTCCAGCCGTAATTTTGTCAAGGTTGGGAATAAACCCATATTTAACTCCGAGATATGTAAAACGAGGCTCATATTTTGGCTTCTGTGACAATATCTCGTTTATCTTGGAGGTGATATCCTCCATCTGCTCTAGCGTTAATCTGCGTGCCTTCTCTGTACTTATTTCGCACATGATAGAAATGGTCTGAATAGCCAATGCCTCCATACTAGGATTTGTATCAATAAAATCCATGAGTTCCAGCCATTGATGTAAACCAATATCTTCCAGTTTTTGAATTTGTTTCATTCTCTAATATAACGATGTTTACTGAATATGTTTGAATTACAAAGGCTGGTTTCCCAGCCAATGTAAGAGTTGCTTGTCTTAGGTTATTCCTCGATTTGATTGTATAAATCGTTCGCCCATTTTTCGAGATCGTCTAAATCCGTATTGGGTTTTAGGTCAAATTCTATCTCCTCACCATCCTCTGGGTTTGTCCATAGTGCTGAGACATCGGTCTTTTTAAGGTCGCAGTTAATAGGCATATAAAGAGTAAATGAGTAATCCTCCAGCCAGAGATATGTATACCCCGAATTGTTGTTTACCCCTATCTGTCCATAGCCGTCAATGTCCATGCCGAGTTGTTCTGCAATTTGGATTAGGAACATAGCCTTTTGGCGTTCCCATCCGCACATAGTGTTAAGTGATTCAAAATTCATAATATGCTGGTTCTGTTCTAGTGTCTACACATTTAAGTTCCCCATGTTGGCTGAGTGTCCAGTAATTCGTTGTCGCTCTGCCATGCTTGGTAATTATTAGTCCCTCCTCGATGCGGTCAAGGTTTATTGAATGTTCTCCTCGTTGTTTGAGTTCGTGCATCAATAAAATCAGATTGTCAATTATAGTGCCTTGCATGATTAGTTATCCTCCTCGTTATTTGAATTTCGTAAAGCCTCTTGGTATTGAGCGATGCCAGAGTCATATCGTCCGCCATCTAGCCATGTAGTTAAATGTGGGATAATGTAGGCGTTAGCATGGCGTTCATGTTCTGTGCCTTGTAAAGCATCAGAGATTTGTGCAATAGCCCTGCGTAGATTGTAATCCGCTTGTTCGAGCAGTTCGATGCGGTCCTCAATTTGGTCTGGTGTTAAGTTTTCCATTTTGCTAGTTCTTAATTGTCTATCAAAGATATTTTATATTTTCCAAAAATGCAAATTTATTTGTAAATTTTTTAAGGTCTATATTTTGCCCTCTAGTAACCAATTTTCTCCAGATGCCAGTTGCTTTGAAATATCCGCCCATCTGCTTCGTGGAATTTCAATGTGTTCCAATTTGAGAACCCCGATAACATTCCAGATGCAATAGGTGTTTGTGGCTTCCATCCAATCCGTAGAGATGACTTTCTTTTTGCTCAGTTTGTAATCGCATTGTTGGATTGACAATTGGATGCCATCAGTCGATAGGCGATAAGCATTTTGTTTGCTATCTAGCCATGTGCGTGAATAAGTGGTGTAATCTTCCATGTTCTGATTTTTTATAGTATAGCAAAGATAACTATATTTTTCATATTTGCAAAATAAATAAATAATATTTTAACGGATGGAATACTTGCCGACATTCGGCTTGGAGAAACTCATGAAACAAGCATAGCGTACTGCATCGATTCCATGGTTAAACGCATCGATTGGTTTATTGGTTACCTTGCCATTTTTGTCCTCGATATATTTATAGTTACGGAACTCCTTAATCAGATTTATGCTACGGCTAGTTATCTGTAACTTGAAACGCCTCATGATATCAATGCCGACATCGATTGAGTCCTTTCCCTTCGTGGCTGGTCTTATGTTCCAACCCATACGATGTATCTCCTCGATACTCTTAGGCTCACCGCTATCTGCCCAGATAATATCCCTTCGGTCTAACCCTAGTGATGCAATGTAATTGGCGATATCGCTATTGGTCATTCCAGTTTTGTAAAGCAACTCATCTAATATCAGTCGACCTTGATGCTCGTAAATCCCTACTAATGCCGTTGGGTCATTGGAATAACCAAAATCTAACCCATACGCTTTTAATCTGGCTTCCTTTGGTAGTTCGTTAATTTGATCGTGGCTAAATATCAAGGACTTGCTTTGACCTCGTTCTCCTAATCCGTATACCCTCCAATAATTCTCGTCAATATCCTTTAGCCGTTCTATCTCGTCAACAACAGATTGTTCCAAAAATGGGTTGTCCTTGTAAGTAGTCACGAAGAAATCGCAGTCGCTTCTAGGTAGAACATTCTCGTAAAGCCAATGGAACTCATCTGATGGATTGTAATCGACAATAATCCTATCAGTAGTACGCAGGATAAGTTGCCTCCAATCCTCCAAATTTAACTCATTTGCCTCGTTACAATAGAGTAAATCTCGTTTACGCCCCCTTATCTTTTGTGGCTGGTCCATGCCGATAAACTCGATAAGGTTGCCATGAATCATTAACTCCGCATTCGTTTTGTTATGGCTATGTTCATCGTACATGCCAAACTCGGTGGCTATGTTAATAAAATCCCTCATCGCACTCGCTCGTAACGCAGGATATGTCTTACGGCAGATGGTAATCGTCTTACCAGTATTCTGTCCGATATATCCAAACAAAAGCCATATAAGGATATTATAGGTCTTGCCCGAGCGTGTACCTCCCTGCTCTACTATTATTCGCTTAGAGGAGTTCTCAAGGTGCTTAAATACGACATTAGTTTTTACTTCCATTCTCGATTATCTCGATACGAATAGGTTCGATGCCAGTTGCCATGATTTCAGTACGCTCGACATAGCCTCGATTTTTGCCTTTGGTTTTCAGATAGAAAATTGTAGCACTCGTATTCTTGTTCTGGATTTGACTAAGTAAACTCGCCTCGGCTAAATCAATGCTCATCTCTGTTATGTCCTCGACTGCCTTTTTGTAAACGGCATCTTCCTGCATCCAGACATAATGTTGCGTACGGCTAACATTGGCTTTCTTTGAGGCACTAGAGACGATGCCCATACCCTGCTCTAGGGCGGTTAACATCATCTCCTTTTTTTTCTTAGTTGTGTCCCTTTCCATCTTACAAGAGTTTATCCTTTAATTCGTACTTATCCAGAAAAATAGGTTCGCCACAATGAGGGCATGGAATCTCGACTATCTTATCTTGACCATCGTCATCGAATTGCTTAGACAAAGCCTCGTCTTTTTTATGGATTTGTACTGAATCAATAGGTACTATGTTCTGTCCTACGCTATTCTCCAAAAACGACTCAAGGTCAATCTCTGGGAAAAACGCTTGTAGATTCTAATGATACAAAGGGCTGATTCGTATTTAAGTTGAATCAAGGCTTTATATCTGGAGTGACCCGTAATGATGACGAAGTTCTTATCGACTACTAATGGAACATTAAAGCCGTATTTCTCGATGCTCTGGCGTACTACCTCAATCGATTTAGAGTTATTACGAGGGTTTCTCCAGTAGGGTTTGATTCTGGCAAGGGCTATTTCCTCGACCTTATTTTTTTTGTTTTTCATAATCTTGTCTTATCTTAATTTGTTTATGGGTTTCCCACGCCTTCTGGTATTCGACATTCATAAAGAGTTTCGAGAATCCAGTAATATGTTTTAAACGCAATAGTTCATCGGGTTCCATGCCCAACTCATTGCAGATATCCTCGTCTAACCATCCGTTATCGAGCATCTGGAACACCATGTTACTCATGCCATTGACTGAGTGTTTGCCTCTGGCTCTATTGTGTCGGACTGTCGATGCCATACGATCATTGATATCCTTATTGATTACAACGATTGGTAACATTCCATTGTTGCGTTCCAAAATATCCTTATTCGTTTTGCAAGTAAAGTATCTGTGGAACCCATCTACGATGACATATTTGCCAATCGTTTCATCCCAAATGGTAACGACTGGTTGCGTATAGCCATCATGCAAGATGGATGTGTAGAGTAACCGCATCTCATTTTTGGCTACGCTATTAGGGTTGTAGTCATTGGCTTGTACTTCGCCAATCGGCACCCATCGAACAAAGTCAATCGGTTGTCCTTTTAATGGGCTGAGTTCTTTGTGAATCCACTCCCTTAGTTCGTAGACGAATGATTCCTTGTAGCAGGATTTTTCGTACTCGGCTTTAATCAACTCGTGTATCGTTTTCATTTTCTAGTTTTAATCTTTTGCGTACTTCGTAACATTCCCTTGAGCGGTCAAAGTTGGATAATTTAGTATGGCTGATATCATTTGCCACGATTGTTTGGACATGTACCTTGAACATTTTAGTTGCCAAATAAGGCTCATAAATTGCCTCCTGTTGAGCGAACGCCTTACGGAACTTAATCCGCTCTGCTTCGTCTTGTATTAGGTTCTCTAATAGAAAATCTCGATACTCCTTCCAGTCCGAAAACATGAAGGGCAACTCGTAAACAAAGAATCCACCGCTATTGCTTTTAACGGCTGAATCAATGCCATGTATTCTAGCACATAGTTTATTGTAATTCTCTGGCTCGACTTCTGCCATGTAAAACAACTGATGGATTGCAGTTTCATGATGGAGGTTTGAAATACGCATCTTGTTGACTGGAATCCCATGTTGATATTGATAATCGTAAACTAGGTTGTAAGCCAACTTATTATCGAGAATGTATTTCCAGACATCCTTGTAACTCCAATCGTAGATGGGATAAAAATTATAGTGCCCTTTAGATGCGTTTAAGGTTTTACCCCATGTAATCCATTTGTATGTTGAGGCATTGGTTAACCCTAACAATCGACTAGGACTTTCCTCGCCTCGTACCCCTGCGATGTGAATCGCTTTTTCATTAGGATGATAGTACGCCATAAACTCCTCAAAGAACGGATGAAACCTATCTGTTTTCCATCCTGCCTTGTGAATAGCGATGGGGTCCTTATCCCTCAGCCACTCCTCCGATTCACCCCATGTGTTTACAAAGGCATCAAATTGACTAGTGCTATTGGTCATGCGGAAAGGGATTTGAAACCAAAAGGGTTTAACATTAGGCGAGTACATAATCTCCTTGACATAATTTATCGTGGCATCCCACTCGGCTTCTTGGTCTAGGAACAAGACATTAAGCGGTAAACGATCCTTTTCTCTGGCTACCTGCATTGCTAAGTTATAAACGATAGTTGAATCCTTGCCTCCGCTTATGTTGACATAAATATGTTCAAACTCATCGAATAGGTAACGCATCCGTTCAAGCCCTGCCTCTAGGACATTTTCCTTTTTGTATACCTTCATGATTTTTTTGTGTTACTCAATCTTTGTTCGTGGATGGATTTAAGCCAGTTCTTGTATTGCTTTTTATCACCGAATTTCATGTGACATCCCCTGCATAACGCTTGTAGATTATCAATGATATCGGCTTGTTTAGTTCCACCCATTCCACGAGATTCAATATGATGGATATCTACTGCCTTTGTTCCGCAACATTCACAAGGGATGAAATCGCTGGTATCGTAACCAAAATGATTAAGGTAAATCTGCGTGTGCTTTTTCATTGTTTTTTATTGTGTCCGTTTTGTTCGGTGACTGCTTTTAATTTCTGGAATCTGGCTGGGTTTATTTCCGAGCCATGATAATAGTGACCTGCCGTAATTACTGCCTTTGCCGTAATCCCTAATCCTGCAAACGGGTCGAATACTAGTTGCTTAGTTGGATATTGGTTAAGCGTTTCCTTTATGGCAGTTACCCCATTGGTTTCTGCAGTTGGAAATTTGTCCGTATTAAAAGCAAGGATGACGAATCGGCTTTTATCGTATAGGGGATGCTCTGATACATTAACAAAGTTATGCCCATGCTTTACTAATCTGGCTATGACATTTATGTAGTGCTTTATATCGTACTCTATGTATAGTGGCTTTGATGGATTTGCTAACTCCCCTAGTTTATCGATTATCTGCTCAAAGGTAAAATCGGTTTTAATCCCTGCATCCTTTGTTAATTTAGTCCTAAACCATTTTGTCATGCGTTCTTCCCATGGTGGGTCGCACCAAAGGATATCGTAAGTTGGGAACTGCTTATAGTCGAGGATGGATTTACACTCTGCTTTATTCATGATTGTTTAAAATAATCTGGTGGAATGGTATAAAATAATGACGATTCTCTTGTAATGCTTCCGATTTTAGATGCCGTTCCTAGAGTGCTTGGTATGGCTATATCGTGCTGGACTATGCTAGGGATAGTAATCAATACATGTTGCTTGGTGTCCTTGGCATATTGCCCAACCATAACATCATCGTGTTTGCCTCGTATCTCCTTTAATTGTGCTTCTGTGTATTTGTGGGCTATCAATCCCAGACGAAAATCAGTACGATATAAAACCGCTTGGCACCATAAAAAATTCTTCTCGATGTATAACCTAGTTCCTAGTTCAAGTTGTTCTTTGTAAACCTTTCTAGGGGGTGCAAATAAACTGATGCAATGGTGATTTAATTTAACCAGTTCTGTTAGATGCTCTGCGAAATTCTCTGCAAAAATAACATCGTCTTGTAGCACTAATAAATGAGTAGCCACCCCATAATCTTCACTCATGATGCGTTTGAAATTATGTAGAGTACCTTTATATTCATGATCGTAGAAAGGAATTACATTGATAAAACCCATTCGCTTGAGTTCTGCCATCATTTTATCTACATGTTCTTTGCGTCTTGGAACGCATTGGATGGCTATGGGGATTTTATTATACATGATGTTCTGCTCTATTGATAATGATTGTTTCCTCTACTGGGAACATCATAGTCCAGTATTTAAAGCCATCAATAAACCAGTAAGGCTTTGGTTCTTTTTTACCCCATGCCATTAGTTTACCATATTTGCGAGATGCAGTTACAAACCAATCGAACTCCAGTTTATCCTCTGCACTCATAAGAGATTTTACAACATAAAAATGGGGTACCCATGGCATTGTTTTAGCGAATTT